TTCACCGAAGAAGAACTGGCCAAGATGGCTGGCGGCACAGAGGGCCTGACGGACCCGGATGCGGTGCCGGAAGAAAACGCCCGCGCGGTCTCCGTGCTCGGCGACGTGTGGCTGCTGGGCGGTCACAGGCTGGTGTGCGGCGACTCGACGGACGCTGCAACCGTGGCGGCCTGTCTGGGGCAGGAAAAGCCGCACCTGATGGTCACCGACCCGCCCTATGGCGTCAACTACGATCCCGTCTGGCGCAACGACGCGGCCGCCTCTGCCACAAGACGCACCGGCAAGGTGCTGAACGATGACCGTGCCGACTGGCAGGAGGCCTGGGCGCTGTTCCCGGGCGACATCGCCTATGTCTGGCATGGCGCCCTCCATGCCACCACGGTCGCCGGCAGCCTCTTGGCGGCGGGCTTCGACATCCGGTCGCAGATCATCTGGGCCAAGGAGCGGCTGGTGCTCAGCCGTGGCGACTACCACTGGCAGCACGAACCCTGCTGGTACGCGGTGCGCAGGAATGGCAAGGGTCACTGGACCGGGGACCGCAAGCAGACGACGCTGTGGAGCATCGCCAGCCGGGACCAGGATGCCGAGACGGTGCACGGAACCCAGAAGCCGGTCGAGTGCATGCGTAGGCCCATCCTCAACAATTCAAAGCCGGGCGATGCGGTCTATGATCCGTTCCTCGGCTCCGGGACCACGCTGATCGCGGCGGAGACCGAGGGGCGGCGCTGCTTCGGCATCGAGCTGAACCCGGCCTATGTGGACGTGATCGTGCGGCGCTGGCAGGACTTCACCGGGCTCAAGGCCACGCTGCAGGGCACGGACAAGACATGGGAGGACGTGGCGAACGACCGCTACGACTTCCGCAAGGACGGTCTCGGCTCATGGGAAGAATGGTGCGCCGCGAAGCGCAAGGAGACGACCGATGCGCGGGCGCAAGCCACTCCCTAGCCACCTGAAACTCGTCAAGGGCACGGCCCGAGGCGCGGTGAAGGCCCGGCAAGGCGATGTGATCAAGGTCCAGGCGTCGATGCCGATGCCGCCGCCGCACCTTTGCGACGACGCCAAGGTCGAGTGGGGCCGGGTTTCATCGGCGCTCTATGCGCTCAAGGTGCTGTCGGGCATCGATACTGCGGCGCTGGCGGCTTACTGCCAGTCCTACGCCACATGGAAGCAGGCCACCGAGGCGCTGAACATGATGGCGCTGAACGACAAGATGACACGCGGGCTGCTGATCAAGACGACGAACGGCAACGCAATTCAGAACCCGCTGCTCGGGATAGCGAACAAGGCTGCGGCCGACATGGTGCGATATGCCGCTGAATTTGGCATGACGCCATCGGCCCGCGCGAGGATTCATGGCGGCCAGACCGAAGACCCGCAAGACAAAACCGACAAGTATTTCGCCTGACAAGCCGGGCAAGGAACCGCCCGTCAAGGACCGCACGACCGAATACGCCAGGGCCGTTCGATCCGGTGTCATCGTGGCCGGGCCGCATGTCAGGGACGCCTGCGAACGGCACCTGAAAGACCTGAAACGGAAAGACCTGATCTGGGACTTGGCGGCTGCGGATCGAGCGATTGACTTCTTTGCCGAAGTCTTGACGGTTGAAAAGGAACTGCGCGACGACTACGGCCAGGTCGAAAGCATGGCGGTGCCGTTCCATTTGGAACCTTGGCAGTGCTTCATCATCGGTTCTATTTTCGGATGGAAGAAGGCCGATGGCATCCGGCGGTTTCGCCGCGCCTTCGTCGAAATCGGCAAGGGCAACGGCAAGTCGCCGCTGGCAGCCGGGATCGGGCACTACATGCTGACGGCTACGGGTAAAATCCGGGCTGAGGTCTACAGCGCGGCCACCGACAAGGACCAGGCCGCGATTCTGTTCCGTGACGCCGTGTCGATGTGGGAACGATCACCGGGGCTGAGACGCCGCTTGATCGGTTCCGGCATCAACCCGGTGTGGCAATTGACCGATATGTCGAAGGCGAGCTTTTTCAAGCCGATCAGTTCGGAAAAGAAGGGCAAGTCCGGTATCAGACCTTATTGCGCACTGGTTGACGAGGTGCATGAGCACCCCGACAATTCAGTCATCGAAATGCTTCGCGCCGGAACCAAGGGCAACCAGGAGGCGCTGCTGTTCGAGATCACGAACAGCGGGTTCGACCGCAAGTCTGTGTGTTGGAACGAGCACCAGTATTCGGTCGATGTCGCGTCCGGCGCCAAGGAAAACGACAACTGGTTCAGCTACGTCTGCGCACTTGATGAAGGCGACGATCCGTTCGAGGACGAGTCGTGCTGGATCAAGGTAAATCCCAACCTTGGCGTGTCGATCCAGTTGCCATTTGTCCGTGAGCAGGTGGCGGAAGCCAAGGGGATGCCGTCGAAAGATGGCTTGGTCCGGCGTCTGCATTTCTGCGAATGGACGGAAAGCGAAACGTCAGCCATTCCCCGCAAGGTTTGGCAAGCCTGCCTTGCCGCGCCGGGGGAAATCAACCCCGAGGCGCTGTGTGAGCAGGGGTTGCGGCCCTACGGCGGCCTCGACCTGTCACGGACGCGGGACTTGTGCGCGTTCACGCTGACATGGGTTCTCGACCCGACACCCGATGCCTGGCGGTTCCATACCGTCACATGGTTCTGGACGCCGAAAGACACGCTGGCCGAACGGGCGAAGATCGACCGCGCGCCTTACGTCGAATGGGAGAAGGCCGGTTTTCTCGAGGCCGTGCCGGGGCCGCGAGTGTCCTACCGATGGCTTGCCGAGGCGCTGGCCGGGCTTTGCGCCCGCTACGATCCGGTGACGATTGGCTGCGACCAGTACGGTCTGGAGCGGCTGAACGACCAGCTAGGCGAAATCGGGGCAAACCTGCCCTGTATTGTCCATCCGCAGGGATTCAATCGCAGAGTGATTGACAAAAAGGAAGAAACCGAATTGCTGGGAGCAACCGGCGCCGAGGAAATTGCGTTATGGATGCCAGACAGCATTCTGAAACTTGAAGCCGCGCTGCTTGAGAAACGCATTCTCATCGATCCGAATCCGGTGCAGAACATGGGAGCAGCAGGTGTTGTTTATGAACAAAACAGGACAGGTCATCGCATGTTTGCCAAAGACAAAGCCACGAGCCGTATAGATGGTATGGTGTCTTTGGCCATGAGCATTGGTGTGGCTACAACACATCGCGCGCCACGCAACATGCTGCGCTCCGATGATATCATAGCCCGTGGGGGCTTCCTGTGAGTTTATGGTCGCGCCTTTTTGGGGCGGGAAAGCGCAGCCGGGTAAATCCGGTGCATCCGCGCGACCCGGCACTGGCCCTCATGTTCGGTGGTGGTGGTGACGACGCCGTGACGCCTGACAGCGCCATGCGGGTGACTGCGGTCTATGCCTGCGTGTCGCTGATCTCTGAAATCATGGCCATGCTGCCACTGCACGTTTACCGGCGCAGCGGCACCAGCTCGGCCAAGGCCAAGGACCACCCGCTCTATGACCTGCTTCATGGCATGCCATCTGGCGGAATCACATCATTCGAGTGGCGCGAGACGATGGTTGCCCATACCGCCTTGCGCGGGGACAGCTACGCCCGGATCGTGACGCGCGGCGATGGACGGATCATCGATCTGCCGTTGATCATGCCTCATCATATCCGGCCTGAGCGGACGGCAAGCGGCGGCGTGCGTTACATCTGGTGGCCCGATGGCCGGGGGCCTGCACAGGTGTTGCTCGATGATGAAGTCTTGCGCATTCCGCACAAGATGCTTGATGGCATCACGAGTCTGTCGCCAATCGCACTGCATGCAAAGACCATCGGCAACGCGATGGCATCCACGCGGTTTCTGAATTCGTTCTTTCACAACAATGCGTCACCCAAGGGCGGAATCAAGATTCCCACCAATCTGTCGCGGGAGGCTGTGCTGGCGCTGCGCGACTCCTGGGAACAGCGCCATATGGGGCCGGAGAATGCCGGGAGGCTGGCGATATTCGATGGCGGCATGGAGTGGATGGACATGGGCATGACGATGGATGATGCGCAATACATCGAATTGCAGCAATTCAGCGTATCCGATATCGCGCGCATTTTTCTCGTGCCGCCGCACAAGATCGGCGATCTGTCAAAAGCAACGTTTTCAAATATAGAACATCAGGCAATACAATTTGTCACCGATACGCTGAATCGCTGGTGCAAGCGCATTGAAGGCCGGATGAATCGCTATCTGCTTTCGGAGGCGGACAGACGGGCCGGATATTACATCGAATTCGATCTCAAGGGCCTGCTCGCCGGTGACAGCGCGGCGCGGGCCAAATTCTATCAATCCCTGTTCCTGATCGGCGCGATTTCGCCAAATGAAATCCGGGTGAGCGAAAACATGAGCCCCTATGATGGCGGTGATCGTTATTTCATGCAGGGCGCCAACGTGCCGGTTGACAAGATAGATGACATGCTCGCGCGGCCACAGGACGCCGTGACGCAGCAGGACAACGAGGGTAGCGGCGATGAGCAATGACGGCATTGAACGGCGCGCTTTTGCCGCCGACGAATTCAGAATCGAAACTCGCGATGATGGTGTCAGACACCTGACCGGCCATGCCGCCGTATTCAATTCGCTATCTGAGGACCTCGGCGGCTTCCGCGAGCAGATAGCACCCGGCGCTTTTGCCGATGCCATTGGCAGCGATGATGTGCGCGCGTTATTCAATCATGATCCGAATTTCATCCTTGGCCGCAATCGCGCCAAGACACTTGTCTTGTCGGAAGATAGCCGGGGGCTCGCGATTGAAATTTTACTGCCGGAGACACAGACGGTTCGTGATCTTGTCGTGGCACCGATCGAACGCGGCGATGTTTCGCAAATGTCGTTTGGATTCAGCGTCCGCCCCGGCGGTCAGGACTGGGCCAAGGATGACGAGGGCCGGGTTATCCGGACACTGAAAAAACTCAGGCTCTATGATGTGTCTCCGGTGGTTTATCCGGCATACCCCGAGACAGATGTTGCCGTTCGCAGTTTCGCGGACTGGCAGAAATCGCAAAAGCCGGTGATTTCTCCGGTTTTCGACATGATGCGCCGCAGGCTTGATCTGCTGCGTTGACCTGATCCCGCTCGCGGGACGTGTAGAGGCGGCATGGTGCCGCCTTTTTTTATGAAAGGACATGCCATCATGGCAGACCTCAAGACCCTCCGCGAAGAGCGGGGCAAGCTGATCAGCGATGCGCGTGCGATTGTTGATCTCGCTGAAACGGAAAATCGCGGGCTTTCCGCAGAGGAGTCGGCGAAGTACGACGATCTGTTCGCCAAGGCCGACGAGCTGCGCGGCAAGATCGACCGCGAGGAACGCCTGCGTGATGCCGAGCGCACTCTTGAGCAGGTGGTTGACGCCCCGGAACAGCGCGGCAGGCGTGAAAAGAGTGATGACAAGGCGGCGGAACGCACTTTCCAAGTGTTCCGGTCCTGGTTGAAGAGCGGTACGGTATCCGGTGACGGCGCCGAGGAATTCCGCGCACTGTCTGCCGGTGTAGCGACCGATGGCGGCTATCTGGTCATTCCTGAGCAGTTCGTCGCCATGCTGATCAAGGCCGTTGATGATCAGAGCATCATCCGCAGCAAGGCCACGGTCTATTCGCTCAACAGCGCGGCGTCGATCGGTGTGCCAACCCTTGATACCGATGTTTCCGATTGGGATTGGACGACCGAATTGCAGACCGGCTCGGAAGACTCGAGCATGAAATTCGGCAAGCGCCGGATGATGCCGCATCCGATTGCGAAGCGGATCAAGGTAAGCCGCAACCTGCTTGCCAACGCAGCGCTGCCGGTTGAAACCATCGTGCGCGACCGTCTGGCCTACAAGCTGGCGGCCACGATGGAAAATGCCTACATGACCGGAAATGGCCTGCAACGCCCGCTTGGCCTGTTCACGGCGTCCAACGATGGCATTCCCACCGCTCGCGACGTGTCTACCGACAACACCGGAACATCGATCACGGCTGACGGCCTGATCAATGCCAAGTTCAGCCTGAAAGCGGCCTACTGGCAGCGCGCGGAATGGATTTTCCATCGTGACGCCGTGAAGATGATAGCCAAGCTGAAGGATGGCGAAGGCCAGTATCTCTGGCGCGAGTCAATCCGTGCCGGTGAACCGGACATGCTGCTGGGGCGCCCGGTCAATATGTCGGAATTCGCACCCAACACATTCACCAGCGGGCTTTATGCCGGCATCCTCGGGGACTTCTCGCATTACTGGATTCTGGATTCGCTCCAGATGCAGATGCAGCGGCTCGACGAGCTTTATGCCGAGAGCAATCAGGTCGGATTTATCGGCCGCTATGAGGGCGATGCACAGCCGGTGCTGGCGGAAGCCTTTGCCCGCGTCAAGCTCGGTTGACCGGGCGGAAAGGAGACTGACATGTTTACCCCTACTCTCTACAGCAATATTGAAATCCGTGAGGTCGAGGCCCCTGTGGCTGCGGCCAGCAATACGGACAATAACTCCGATATCATCGACATGGCTGGCTATGAAGGCATCATTTTCGTGGCACCCATCGAGGATTCGGCGGCTACCGGCGTTGCAACACTCACGGTCGAGCAGAACACCGCCAATTCCGATTCCGGTATGGCTGCGATTGCCGGAGCTTCGGCAACGAAGACCTGCGCTGTCAACGATGACATCAACGGGACATTGCTGATCGTTGAGGTGTACCGCCCGCGCGAGCGTTATGTGCAGGCGGTTTGCACGTCCGCGACGGCGAATATTGCCTTCGGGACCGTGACGGCGATCCTGTACGGCAATCGCAAGGTGCCGGCCACCGAGCACGCCACCGTGTCTGATAGCGCGACCGTCAGCTCTGCGGCAGAAGCCTGATTTTTGAATTGAAGCAACGGCCCCGGTGAAAGCCGGGGCTTCTCTTTTGAAAGGAACAGGCGAATGTCATATCAGGGCAAGGTTTACCGCAAGCAGGGTGGAGATGATCTTGTCGTCGCATCCGGCGGAACCATTGATATCGAAAGCGGCGGCGCGCTTGAACTGGCCGGAACCGCTTTGACAGCCACGGCTGACGAACTCAATCAATATTCGGTGTTTCTCGATATCGCCGACGGTTCGGCCGAGGCGGTCTATTACGTGATCTGTCCCCATGCCGGGACAATCTCGAAAATATGGACCGTGACGGACGGCGCGGTCGGGACTGCCGATATCACGATCACGGCGGCGATTGGCGGGACGGGTGTGACCAATGGCGTCGTCACCATCGCCACGGCGGGCTCCGCTGCTGGCGACATCGATAGCGCCACGCCGACTGCCGCGAATACCGTGACGGCTGGGCAGGCGGTGAATTTCACCGTGACCGGCGGCGGCGCTGGCGGTTCGCCTCGCGTCCATCTCGCGATGGTCATTGCACGCTGACCGGAGGGGACGCCAATGCATGTTGAGCGCCATTCCGTCACCGTGACCACGGCGGCGGACGGATCGGCCACGGCCTACTCGCCTGTCGTCACAGGTGCAATCCGGGCCATCGTCTATGTCAAGACCGACTATGACGCCGGAGCCGATTTCACCATCACGCTGGAAGCGACCGGCCAAAGCCTGTGGACCGACACCGATGTCAATGCATCGGAGACGGTTTATCCGGTTCAGAAGGGCAATCTGGGTGGCACCGGAGCGGCGTCGACCATTTATGAGACGCCAGTCCATGCCGCGAACGACAGGGTGAAGATCGTCATCGCCCAGGGGGGAAACGCCAAGACCGGCACTTTTCATGTGGTGGTGGCGTGATGAGGGTCCGGTTGCTCAGCCGCTATGCCGGGCCGTCCGGTTGCCATCAGTCCGGGGATATCATCGATGTCTCCGCGACGGACGCTGCTGGGCTGATCGATGGCGGCTACGCGGTACGTGTGGCGGAGCCCGTGCCCGCTGCCCCGGTAGCGATGGTGGAGCGGGCTGTTGTGGCCCCTGCTGAAACCCGCGCGCATGGAAAGCGCCGCCGGGGCTGACATGCTCAAGCCCGTCTGTACCGTGGCTCCCACGGCCTACCCGGTATCGGTGACGGAGGCGATGGAGCATTGCCGGATCGACACGACCGATGAAAACGCACTGTTGCAGGCGCTGATAGAAGCGGCGGTAGCCCATGTCGACGGCTATTCCGGCATTCTCGGGCGGGCGCTGATGACGCAGACATGGCAGCAGAGCTATCCGGGGTTCACGGCATGGCTCAGCCTGCCGGTCGGCAATCTGATCAGCATCAGCACCATCACCTATTACGATTCGGACAATGTGCAACAGACCCTCTCGAGCACGGTCTATCGCGGGCTGACTGACAGCGTTGGGCCCTATGTGGCGGAAAAACCGGATCAGTCCTGGCCGTCAGCCTATACCCGCGAGGATGCCGTCACCGTGACATGGACGGCTGGGTATGGTGCCACTCCAGCCAGTGTTCCGGCCGCAATCCGCCGTGCCTTGCTGCTGATCGTCGGTCATTTATATGAAAACCGCGAGCCGGTAGTGATCGGCGCCCCGGTTACCACTCTGCCGATGGCTGTTGATGCGCTGCTCGCGCCATACCGCCTCAGGCGCTACTGACCACCATGCGCGCCGGGGCCTTGCGAGAACGGCTGGCATTCCAGTCGAAAACGGAAACCATTTCCGGCTCCGGTGTTGTCTCCGCAACCTGGGCCACGGCCTTCACGCTATGGGGCCGCGTCAAACAGGAGGACGCCCGCGCCGCTGAGCAGCCGATTGGCGGCCAGCCGGTGAGCCAGACGAGGCTCACCATGATCATCCGGCATGACAGCCGGGTCACGACGGGCATGCGCGTGGTGTGGCGCAGCCGGGTCTTCGAGATCGAGGGCGCCGTGAACCGCGACGAGCGGCGGCGGTCGCTTGATCTGCTCGTGATCGAGAGGGACGCGCCATGATGCTGGTCACGGCGGAATTGAAAGGCCTGGACCGGATCGAAGCCGATCTCGTGCGGCGCGAGGTCATGCTGATCGAGGGTGTTGACAAGGCCCTGGGAACGATTGCCGGGTATGGCGCGGACCTGATGCGCGAACGCATGCAAATGGCCCCTTCACCATCGCCGCCGGGCGGCGCGCCGGGTACCGTGACCGGAAATCTCATCCGGTCGGTGAGATCAGAACATCAGGCCGGGTCGCTGACCGCAACCATGCGGGCCGGAACCAAGGGTAGGAAAAAAGGCGGCGCCCCGCATTGGTTTTTGCTTGAATTCGGCACCATGCGAATGGCGGCCAGACCATTCATCCGCCCAGCAGGAAAACAGGCGGCGGAGCACGGCCGGCATCTGATAGACGCCGTTGTGAGGGCGGTGGCCAATGGCCGTTGACCGCAC